TCAGGAGAGAAAGCCCGGAGTCCGCAGAGCTGACCAAATCCTGATTGACCAGAAGGAAGACCCGAAGTATGACCTGGACGCTCTATTGGGGTCAGGCGGTGATGGTAAGTGAAATATGGCTATGGTCGGGTATCAGCCAAAGACCAAAACCTTGCTCGTCAGCTTGCCGCTTTGAAAGCCTATGCTCCTGATCTGGATGATGACCATATCTTCACTGACAAGCAAAGCGGAAAAAATTTCAACCGGGAACATTACTTAAAGCTAAAATCAATCTTGGTTCCCGGTGATGAAATTTTGGTTGAGGAATTAGACCGGTTTGGACGGAATAAAGCGGAAATAAAAGCCGAGTTGGAGTGGTTCAAGGAGCATGGTGTTATTGTCAGGGTGTTTGATGTTCCTACCACGCTGATGGACTTCCATGGACAGGATTGGATTGGCGAGATGGTCAATAACATTTTGATTGAAGTCATGGGAGCAATGGCAGAACAGGAGCGGAAGAAGATACGGAAGCGTCAGGCCGAGGGGATAGCGGCCATGCCGGTGGTTGGTGGGCGGAAGGTATCTGCGAAAACAGGAAGGGGGTTTGGTCGCCCTGCTTATGAGATTGACCCGGATGAATTTAAGACACTGGTGCAAAAGCAGAAAGAAGGACTGATTACGGTGAATGACGCTTGCCGTCAACTTGGTATCAGTAGACCCACATGGTATGAAAAGGTGAGAAAGGTTGGTTGAGTATGAAAAAGGCATTTAGTTTTGTATTGGCGTTACTTATGACAATTTCTCTGTGTGCTTGTGGTAATACTTCCACTCCGACAACGGATGATACCTCTTCCCCTGAGCAATCAAGTGAACCGGTAGAGTCTGTGGTAGATAAAGAGCCGGTTGAAGAGGAAACAGGATATACCTCTTATCAGGAGATTTTAGACGCATACACCGTCAAACTTCAAGAAGCCACTCCCGGTTTGATTGAAGAATACAATGCGGAAGCGGCTGAGAACACCGAAGGTCTTGAAGGGCTTGCCACGATCTGCAATGAAAAGGTGTCCGCTCTTGCTGAGATTTCCATGGAGGGTACACAGGAGATGGCTAACATCTATCTGCATTCCGGTGATGGTACAAGCGAGGAATATCAGGAATGGGGTGCCAAGTTGCAAGAAGTGTATTTGCAAGAGGCGGCTAAAATCCAAGAAGCCTATATGCAGTCTGCAAAGTAATTCACAGGAGGAATTGTTATGCTGGAAGAGAGATTGAATGACTGGGTTAAGAAGGTCGTAGCTGCGAAGAACGATACAAGTCGGGGTTGCACCGATACTCGGCAGATGATACTTGATGTGGATAAGATCATAGCCGAGGAATTTGACCACACTCCCGTATATTTTGAAAATCAGTAAGGCTCTTTCAACGGGAAAGAGTAACAGCCATTACGGGCTATCGGAGAAATCCGGTAGCCCTTTTTCTTTCAGGAGGTCATTATGAAAATTGATGTGCTGGGTACGAAATATAATCTGCGCCGGGTCAATTATAACCAGGACGAGTTCATGCGGAAGATGAACTATGGCGGTTACTGTGATAACAACACCAAAGAGATTGTTATTCTTAATCTCAGAAGCACCCCGGATTGGGCTGAGGCTCAGGAAGAAGTCATTCAGCGTATGGAGAAATGTACTATCAGGCATGAGTTGGTTCACGCCTTCCTCAATGAGTCTGGGTTACAGTGGAATAGCTTTGCCCCGGATAGAGCGTGGGCCAAAAACGAGGAAATGGTTGACTGGTTTGCCATCCAGTTTCCGAAGATGTATGAAGCGTTCCGGCTCGCCGGAGGGATTTGAGGTGATTTTATGGATTATCGGAAGTTGGCAGACAGTATTAAACGGCACATTGGGAATAAGCCGGAAGATCATGCCGCCTATATTGACCTGTTATCCCTTTGCCGCCAGTGGGAAGCGGAAGATTTTCAAGCGGCGCACGAGGTCAGTAAAGAGCTGCGGGTTCTCTCGGCCAAGCAGTTGCGCCGTACTTCTCCGAAAGAGGCGGAGCATTTCTATGAGGCATGGAGGAAGAGCCTCCTGTTTGACGCTCCCCATAATTTTGACGCTTTTATGACCTATATTGAGCTTGACCGGAAGCCGGAAAAGCGGTTTTATGCACCCCGGAGGCATTACCTGAAACCCATGGTACAGGGGTTCCAAGATATTCTTGATAAAAAGCTGCGTCTATTAACAATATCCATGCCGAAACGAGCGGGAAAGTCGCAAACTGGTATCAATTTTGTTAATATGCTCTCTGGCAAATTCCCTGACCGCTCCACACTGATGGAGGGAACCGGTGATGACCTTGTGAAGAGCTTCTATAATGGGTGCTTAGAATATCTGATGGTTCCGAATGAGTATCTATTCTATGATGTATTCCCGGATGCCCGTCTGGTGCAGACCGGAGCGGACACAAAGATCATCAACCTCAAATCCAAGTCCCGGTTCCCTACTATCATGTGCCGTTCCATTGATGCCCGTCAGGTAGGTTTGTCCGAGGCTACGAATGTGCTTTATCTGGATGACTGTGTGGAGGGCCGTGAAGAGGCGAAGAACCGCCAGCGGCTTGATGATAAATGGGAAGTAATTTCCGGCGATATTATGGGCCGAGCCATTGAGGGTACGCCCATGGTATTCACTGGCACCCGATACTCCATCTACGACCCTATTGGGCGTGTCCAGGAATATGCGGTACAGGAGAATTGGCCTTGGAGAGCCATTGAAATTCCGGCCCTTGATCTAATCACGGACGAGAGTAATTATGAGTATGAGCGAGAGGGCCAGAAGATTTTTACCACGGCATATTTCCGGGAGCAGAGGGAACTTCTATCCGCCGAGCAGTTTGAGAGTGAGTTCCAGCAACAGCCTTTTGAGGCCAAGGGTCTTCTTTTCAACAAGGATGAACTGAATTATTTCTTTGAGTTGCCTCCTGACCGGGAGCCGGACACCATCATTGCCGTAGGTGATACCGCTGAGAGTGGTTCGGACTCCACCTCCCTCCCGGTGGCCGTTATCTACGGCACCGAGGTTTATATTGTCGATGTGGTCTTTGATGACGCTCCCGCAGAGGTAACAAAACCGGAGTGTGCCAAATGCCTGATCTCCAACAAGGTCGCTTCTGCTACTTTTGAGGCCAACAATGCAGGTCAATATTATGCCCGTGATGTGGCAGAAATCATTCGGCAGCAAGGGTACTCCATTGGTATCAGAACGAAGCGGACGATTTCAAATAAGCAGACTCGAATTGAATTTGCCTCCGACAATATCAAGAAGAACTTCTATTTTAAGCACCCGTCCACTTACAAACGAGGCAGTCAGTATTGGAATTTCATGAAGGAGCTGACCACCTATACCCGAAGCGGCAAGGTTCCACATGATGACGCACCTGACTCCCTGGCTCTTCTGGAAAACGAAATTCGTATGTTGGCCGGAGGGAAAATCGAAATCTTCAAGCGGCCATGTTGAAAAACTAAATATCCAATGGTATTATAAAGAGTTATTCATTGACAAGCATTGGATATTATGCTATCATGAAAGATGATAAAATGGCTCTTTGATAGGAGGTGACATGAATGGGAGGCAGAGCGTTATTTGGCCGCAGGGTGATTTATACCGATGTGGCCGCAATCAACGATAATAACATCATTGATGTTCTGCAAAAGGCCCTGTTCATTCACCTCATGAACCAGGCAGATATTAGCTATCTGTACCGATACTACAAGGGAGATCAGCCGGTTCTTTACCGGAAGAAAGAAGTTCGGCCCGAAATCAATAACAAAGTTGTTGAGAACCGAGCCAATGAAATCGTATCTTTCAAGGTTGGCTATTTGATGGGTGAGCCTGTCCAGTATGTCAGTCGTGGGGATGACGAGAAAATTGCCAAGAAAATCACGCAGCTCAATGATTATGCTTTGTCTGAGGATAAGGCCGCAAAGGATAAGGAACTGGCTGATTGGTCGCACATTTGTGGAACTTCCTACCGCATGGTTCTTCCCGATGGTACGGCTGATGTGGAAGAGGACGAAGCTCCGTTTGAGATTTTCACTCTTGACCCTCGATATTCCTTTGTGGTCTATTCCACGGCCCTGGGCAATCCCGCCATGATGGGCGTTCAATATATTCTGAAAGACGATGGAGTGTTGGTCTTTAGCTGTTACACCGCCGACCACTATTATGAGGTGGAAAACACTTGGGCAATCAGGCGGAGCGAGGAACAGTATTTGGGTATTCCCATCATTGAGTACCCGGCAAACAAAGCCCGTTTGGGTGCTTTTGAAATCGTCCTCCCTCTTCTGGACGCAATCAACAATGTGGAGTCTAACCGACTGGACGGCGTAGAGCAGTTTGTTCAGGCTCTTATGCTTTTCCACAATGTCGATATTTCTTCTTCGGATTATCGTGATCTGCGGGAAGAGGGCGCAATCAAGTACAAAGATATTGACCCTCAGTTTAAGGCCGAGATTGAGTACCTGACTGCTGAACTGAACCAGACGCAAACGCAGACCCTTGTAGACAGTATGTATAATACAGTTCTCACGATTTGCGGTATGCCGAACCGAAATGGCGGTTCTTCCACCAGTGACACCGGTTCCGCCGTCATCATGCGAGATGGTTGGTCTGCGGCAGAAGCCAGAGCCAAGGACAGTGAATTGATGTTCAAGAAGTCGGAGAAGGAGTTTTTGAAAATCCTTCTTCGCATCTGCGACAACCTGAGCGATCTGAGCTTGAAGCTCTCTGCTATTGAAATTCGTTTCACTCGCCGCAATTATGAGAATATCTCGGAAAAGGCCAATGTGCTGATTACCATGCTGAACAATCCTAAAATTGCTCCGGTTCTGGCCTTTATCCATTGCGGAATGTTCTCTGACCCCCAGGTTGCTTACAAAATGAGCATGGAGTATGCGGAAGAGCAGGAGAAAAAGGCGGTGGAGCTTGCCGTCAAGCAACAGAATAATAGGGAGGGTGAAGGGGA